ATTCGGGACCGGGAATTCCCACCGCGATGAACTCCAACTCTCTTCTCTCCCGCCTCGGCGATACGGGTGCGTCGGTATCAAGAGAAGAAATAGCACAAGCAGCGGAGCAGATGTCAAAACTCGGTATCCGCTTTTAATTGGGAGATTAAGAAATGGCAGCAGGAAATACAGTAACTGATTCACTAGCCGACTCTATTCCCACGATGATTGCCTCGGCAAGAATTGTGAGAGAGTTCGCTGGTGTTATGCCTAACCTCGTCGATAGGCAAAGGCTCGACGAAAATACTGGGACGACTTGGAATGAAGTTTCAATGTCGAAACTTGCAGCTCAGGCCGTTACCGAAAGTACAGAATTAGACAACCCTCAGCAGATGGAAGACACGCTGTTTTCGGTGACCCCTACGGTTATCGGAGTTCACACCGTCATCACCGACAGGGTTGCCCTGAGAATCAGCGCAAACGCATATGCCCAGACAGGGTCACTTGCACAGAACGCTATTGAAAGAAAGAAAGATGAGGACGGACTGACCGCTATTGACGGCGCTACAACGCAATTAGGAGCGGCTGGTAATGGTCTGGACTCTGGTGAAATTGCAGCGGCAGCATACAGGATTACCTCAAACACAACTGAGCCAGCTCCTGCCAATGCTCCAATCAACGCTGTCCACCACGGCTTTTGCTTAAAGGACATCGATGATGAACTGATTAATGCCGGTATTGGAATAACTACCGGAGAAGGCGCATTGCTAACTTCAGGTGTAGCGGTAGATGCCTACCAGAATCGGTACAGGGGAACCATTGCTGGCGCCCGTTTGTATGAGGATGGCAACCTGACTATTGATAGCTTAGACGACGCTAAAGGCGGGGTTTTCTCACAGATGGCTCTGGTATTAGTCGAGGGCCGCTCTCCATATGTAGAGACCAAGAGAATGCCTGAATTAGGCGGCGGAGCCACAGCACTGTATCACTATGATGAGTATGCATATGCTGAGCGCAGCAGTGGCAACTGGCTTTATGAAGTAATAGCAGACGCTACTGCACCAACTAGCTAAATTAATAAATATGGCAATTAATCTTTTTATTTGAGGAGGATAAAATGCCACGAGGAAATTTTGGAGAAATTAGAGCCTTTAACGACTTTACAGGAATTTACGAAGACGTAACCTGGGCTGCTTCAACCGTCGAACTCGGCGGGGGATGGGGTCTTTACTCTGTCAATGAAGGGACCATTCAGGATGTTACCGATGAGGAAGGTGGAATAATCCAGCTTCTTACCGACACCGGCGACAATGACAATGCTGCTCTGGTAGCAGGACCGTTTAAACCATCCAATGGTGGTTGTGCTATGGAAGCAAGGTTTAAAGTAGCTGACGATTTAAATGTAGCTCTTTTTGCGGGCTTTTCTGAAACAATGGCAAGCGGTACTCCCGTTATGCCTGCTGAGTACGCAACAGCAACCATGAGTATTAATGGATCAGGCGGAGTTGCAGGATTACAGTATGACTTGGACGGGACTACAGACTTCTTTAGAGCTGCGTCAGGTGACGGAGGTGCTGTTACAGGCACAAACAAAAATGGCACAGCTATAACGGCGACCACAACAACCGCATCCGGTCAAACAATTACTGCCGACAAATTTGTCGTAGCCAGAGTCGAAATCAGCCCAAGTGGACGAATCGATTATTCACTGGCTGCTGACACAGAGTTGACACAGGTTGAGTCTATTACTGGAGCAATTACTGCTTCAGACTTATTCTTTGCTGTACTTATGATTGAAAACAGAGAGGCGGCAGCGAAAGAATTTGAAGTTGACTACGTTTACGCCAGAGGTTTCCGAGACTGGACTGCATAGGACTTTAGATGGCTGCACTTGTTGAACTGGCCACAACAGATATATGGGGTCATGAGCCGTGTTGGTATGTCTCAGAGATTAACCGACCGGCTCCTGATTCTAAGAGCGTCAGAAGATACCAGACGATCACGGTCATAAGAAATGACCGGAGAGTAAAACTCGAAAGAGATATCGGCGATGCCCGTCTGTTTGGCGAGGAGTTCCAGCTCATATGCGGAGTTCCCGATGGCAAAGGTGGTGGTGAAGCTCTCTATACCGTCGATGAGGCTATACGAATGGCACAGGACATGAACCTTAAACCGCCCCCTAAAACCGAGGTTAAGCCAAAAGACTGGAAGAAGATTTTCTGGGATAACGTGGAAGAAAAAAACAAGTGGATGAAGGGTCAGAGCATATTTGGCCCCAACTATAAGAAGGAGCGAACCTGATGGCAGAGAACAAGGAATCCGTACAAGAGATGTTAAGAGACGCAGAAGCAGCCGAAGAACCAGGAAACATAAAACCTGGATCTATTGTTGGTAATACCAATGGTATGACCATGACAACAAGTGAATTAAGCAGTGCTGGCTGGGTCTATGTTTATAACGTGCGGACCGGTGATAGAAGCACTGTCAACAGAAATATGCTTGAACAACAGCTCCAGAAAAAATTTGAAGACGGAACTTTTGCTTTCAGCACAAGAAAACCCGAGGGAATTGAACCAGTGAGGGGCAAAATTAAATGCCTTCTTCACAAGGATGACCCTAACAGAAAACTTTACGATCAGATGGGACTTCCTGTGTGCAGAAAAGCAACCATACACGCACTCCATGATCTAAGGATCCACATGGAAAAAAGACATCGCAGGGAATGGGCCACGATAGACGGTGAGAGGAAAGAAGAAGAAAGAGTGAAAGAACTAGAGCGCGAGAACCAGTTAGCTGATGCTATCAGGCTTCTTGCTGAAAGTAATGCGAATATCAATAACGGGAGAAACAATAATGCCAAAAAATAACTTTTCTCCAATACAAAATGCACTTGTTACCCATGCGGTAACGGACTCTGCAACATCATTGACAGTACCTTCGACGGCAAACTACGCAGAAGGCTACGTCAGAACTAACAGCGTTGTAGAAACGCGCGATGGAACTGCCCCGACCACAACGAAGGGAACCCAGTGGGCAGCAGGCGACATCATCACACTCAGATCGAGAGATGAGGTTACGGGCTTTAAGGTCATAAGGGAGAACGCATCAAACGCTGCGACCATCGACTTCCAGTTCTACAACAAAGTTCCAGGAATGAATTAAGATGGCGGGCATATTTTTACCCGGAAGTTCTAAGGCTGGTAGCGGTGATATAACCTCTGTTGTAGCAGGGGTTGGTTTATCAGGTGGAGCTACGGCTGATGATGCCACATTAACTTTAGATTTATCTGAACTTAGTGCTGTAGTTCCTACCAGTGGGGACTGGTTTGCTACGCTGGACTCAGACGAGGCCAACGAACAGTTAACGACAACTGACGCTCTTGCGACATTGTTTGCAGGAGATGGGTTGACTGCATCAAGTGCTGTTCTAGCCGTCAACGTAGATGATTCAACCATCGAAACAAGCAGTGATGCTATCAGGATAAAAGACAATGGCGTAAGCCTTGCTAAAATGGCTGGTATTACTAGAGGAAGCATCATTTATGGTGACACTAATGGCGATCCTGCCGCATTAGCTAAAGGTAATGCCAACGAAGTATTAACATCTGACGGTACCGATATTGCATGAGCAGCGGCGGCAAGTGGAGTGTCGTTATCAGGAAGTACAGATAACACAGTGGCTACTGTCACTGGCTCTAATGCGTTAGCAGGAGAAGCCAACCTTACGTTTGATGGTTCTACTTTAGCCGTAACGGGTGCAGTTACTGTATCAACTGACCTTACGGTATCGGGTGGCGATATAGTTTATGGAAACGGACAGAACGCAACAGCTTCTGTGACGGCAACAGCACACGATGCTGCGGGTAGAAATCTAACTATAACTGCTGGCCCAACTACTGCTGGAACTTCAAACAACCAGGCAGGTGGAACATTAACTTTACAGGGCGGTCAAGGAAAGGGTTCTGGTGCTGGTGGAGATATTGTTTTTCAGACCGCAAATGCTTCGGGAAGTGGTTCTTCTTTAAACTCTCATGCAACAGCACTTACGATAAGTGATGATTTAAGTGCGACATTTGCTGGTGCCGTTGACCTTGGCTCTAACACTCTTACCAGTACAGGTAGTCTTCAGGTTCGCACTATTGATTATAGTGACGGAGATAATGCTATAACCATTGCTGATGGTGGAGGAGTAACCTTTCCTGTCAGTATAGACATTACTGGCTCTACTGGAATTATCCTGGAGAATGACGAGACTATTACCAACAGTACCAACGGAACGATTTCTTTTAGTGGTGGTATAGCAGTACCAGATGCAGGAAACATTGGCTCTGCAAGCGATTTGGATGCCATAGCTATAGCAGCTAATGGTAATGTAACTTATACGCAAAATATTTACATAAAAGATGATAAGAAAATTATCTTTGGTGACGGCTCAGATGCTTCTTTAGAATACGATGAAGACGGTACAGACCAACTTCGCATCGCTGGTAATACTATATTTGAGAATCAGGTTGAACTTGCCAAAGATTTACTCTTAGACCCTACTCCTGCCGATACGGTCTGGTCAGGTGTTACGGCTAAGTTTACAGCAGGTGAAGACTTGGAAGATGGTGAATGTGTTTATTTAAAGGCTGCTGATACCAAGATGTGGAAAGCAGTTGCAAATACAGGTGGTACAGGATTAATTACACCAGACATAATGTGTGTGGCTATGTGTGTTGCTGATGTAAGTGCAAATGCTGTAGGAACCTTTCTGTTGCAGGGCTTTTTACGTGCTGATACAAACTTTCCAACCTATGCTGTTGGAGAAACTTTATATGTACCAGAAGCCGAAACAGGTGGAAAGAATGTTCCAGAGGGTGCTATTCCAGATTCAGATGGTGACTTTGTACAGGTAATTGGCTGGGCGGCAGATGCCAATACAGTATATTTTAACCCTGACTTCACAATAATAGAGCATGCGTAATGGCTAATGAGATTGAAAAAGTTAATAGCATTGCAATTGGTGATATCGAAAAGATATCAGGAAGGACTGATGGCAACATAGAAAAACTCAGTGGTCGTGAGTTTACTGGCTCAACAACATATAAAGTTCATACATTTACATCTGACGGTGAACTTGATGTATCCAGTGGAGGATCTATAGATTTTCTTGTTGTCGGAGGTGGTGGTGGTGGAGGTGATCATCAATCAGAGTATGCAGGAGGCGGTGGTGCAGGGGG